GTTTGAGGTCCCGCCCCCCCACCTTAAGAAAAAGGATTTGGGCTCGTTCCAGAATTAAATGCACATTCGTGCGACCTAACCTGCTGGACCAGGTTGGCGATGTGTCAACATCAACATATAGTTACACAAAATGTTTATGGGCAACATACAGAGACAATCGCTCCCCATAGCGAGTGATGTCCACACCTGTAACGGAGCGCAGTTACAGGATACACTCGGCGTGGTTAAATTGGATGTATATTGTGTTTGTGTTTATTGACATAACGAAGAACTATGCAATTATGCATACCTCGTGACAAGAATAGTAATGAAATCGAGGGTACCTGTGATCGTGGGATTCCCAAACCCAATGGTGGCAACAGCAGACGGGTCATTCAAAACCACGCCCAACGATGTAGCTACACGATCAAGCACACCAGCACCAGCAGTTAATCGTGTGGACAGTGATGCGGAAGCAGTGCCGCCAACACCGTTGGCGAAACAGTTGGTGTAAGTGAGAGCCCCTGCTATATATGCGGTGGCAGTTGCTTGGTTTATGAATGTGACAACAAACTCGCCCACCAATCCCAATGGGAAGGTGAGTGTGTTACCACTAGCTGTGCATGCAATTGATCCTGATACCCCCAATGATGCATTACCCAGTGGATGGGTAGCATCCGCTGCACCAGTTAGGGTCGCTGACATAACGTCAGTAGATACATTGGATGTGATATTGGGTTTAGACAGTTCAATCTCATATGTAACCCAAAGGTCGCCGACGACGTTACCATCGGCCGGCATGCCCTGAGTAGCAATGAACGTCTTGCCCAAATCATACATCATGGGTGTTTCACCAACAGGAACTGGTAAGGTACGGATGTAATGAGTCATGAACGGGTTTTCACGAGGTGAACATTCGATTGGGTGGCAAAACGCTTCCGATGGAGCCGCCTCGCTCGCCCAATACTCATTCATCATCTCGGCCTTGCTTGCCGGTGGTGAATCATTTGCACGATAGGTAGTCTGAATCATAACCGTACCAAGGGCTGGATTGGTACCACTAACAGCAGTGCCACTACTTGGGATGTAGTGAAACACCATCCCTTTAATGCGGTATTGCTGGAATCGGTGGGCCAACCCGCTCAGCCATGGAAACGTGTTCGAATCACCTGGTTGGAGTAGGAAGAATCGACCGACACTAAATGCCTGAGAGCCCGTGATGGATGTGAGAAACTCCTTATGTCTCACAGTAATGGTTTGATCACTCGTGTGCATTGTTGGAATGGATCCACTCGCAGTCTGGCGTACTAGTGAGTTACCGGCAACAGTATAATCACCTTGTCCCAACCATTTACTCACTAGTGCTCCAAGACCAGTGCCTACAGTGGTGCCAAGTACTGGTGGGGCACCGAGATAAGCACCTAGTGCACCCCCACCAATACCTCCCACAGATCGCAGCATCCGCCCGATCGCAGTTACTTCTTGCTGCAGATTTTGTTTCTTCGTAGCAGTTTTGGATTTTTGAGGAGCAGCGCGAAGCTGCACCTTGATCATCTTCTTTTTCTGTGTTTTCGCCATAGCTAAATAACGCACAGCTCATACAATGGACTATTGTATTAAAGACAGCCCGGGCGCTGTATATACAATATCACGGGGGAGAGGGGTCGAATCAACCCACTCAAGAACGCCACCATCATAGTAGTGTTCCATTGCAATTTGCTCATCCGGTAAAACACCGAACGCGTAATAATACGACACACGTGCCTTGGAAGACACGGTGGCTGTTGCAATACCCCTCATGTGGTACAGGGTCGACTGATTGTGGTATACTGCTCGAACCACACCCTCAGTAGCACACCCATGCCTATCCATCAAAGAGTAAAAAGACTCATGAACAGGAACGCCACTACACAAGATCCTACCACACTCACCAACGGCGCCCCACCATCTTTGCATGGCTTTCTCGTTGGGAATGGGTAATAGACACATTGGATCCTTCCGCAGCACAGCACGCAAATTACGCACCATGCGCCAACCAGTGGATAGCTCAACCGGGTGGGTTTGGCAGAATTCGATCCCCTCGAAATGGTACACTGGAGGCTCAACCGTCATGGCAAACCCGCGTTTACGGAACCATGCGGGAACACTACC